GCTCCAGGTCTTCTAAAAGCGTAAGGAGTATCATAACCACCAGCAGCACCAGATGTAGACATCTCATCCGTTTTAGCTTTTTTTTCTAAAACGCTATTACGGATTTCTTTTTTTAATTCTGATTTCTTCATTTAGTAAGTTTTATTTCTTTTATTAACTCATAGTACTGAAGGAGGTCTACTAAATTATCAGTATTTACTTTATCAGTTTTCTTAAGTTCTGTAAGTAATTTTGAAACCTCTATTAATTTGATTTTAACTACTCTATCTTTAAGAGATTTAGCTTCAGATAATATTGAATACTTAAGTTCTTTAATTTTACTATTATAAAATTTTCGTAGTTTGGGGGTTGAATCTACTGATTCGATAAATTCTTTAAGAACAGTTTTCTGATCACCTGATAGGTCATCGTATTTGTTGTTAAACTTCTCTAAAAGAACTCTGTAGGTTAAGATTCTGGTGTCTTTATCGTATGTTTGAAATTCACTTAAAACATCGTTTTTAACCTCATCAGATGCTACTGTTTTAGTTAAATGTTCTAATAAATTTACTTTATTATTTACAATTTGTTCAGTATTGGTTATTTGTTCTGAATTTTGAGATTCGATCAACGTATAGATTGAAGCAAATTGTGTATAGTTTTTTACCTTAGTAGCAAAAAATTCGTTTATATTATATAAACCCTTAATCTCTTTGATTAAGTTATATTTCTCTTTACGTAGCGATGAACGATTCAACTTAGTTGATTGCTCTAGGATAGTGGAAATAAAAGCAGATGCTTGATTTTCACTTAAAACTTGTGATTTAGTTATACTTTCGTACAACTTAAGTTCTTTGCCTAATTCGCTTTTGAAGAAATAATCTTTAAGTAAGTCAACAGCTGGTGATTCACCATCTTTAAGTGTATCTGCCGTAATCTGTCGAACGAGTAATTCAAATAAGATACCCGTATTCTTATACTTGGAATGTTTGATGTGCATCAAATATATATTTAGTTATAAATATTAACCTTTAAGTTGAGATTCATCTAAGTATGATGGGTCTTTAGACTTATTTTCAACTGCTATTTTCTTTTTATCCATTCCTTCGAATAGTTGTAAGTTTTTTCTAAAAGTGGTTTGAGCACTTTCTAGAGATAATGGTCCCCCTTTAAAGTTAGGTTTAATAGAGTTACTTTCGTTATCTTTATTTTGAGAACCTAATCGATCTTTACCGAAGTTGGAATCTTGTTTATTACGTCGTGTTTTATCTTTAGGTCGACCAACATCACCACTATCATCTTTATTGTAGTCAGCAGGTACATTACCTGGGTCACTATACATTCTACCTTTACCATAAAGAGAAGCTAAGTCATGTGGTGTACCATATGATTTACCAGTTTCAACTGGGTCATTACCTTCTTCTTCTATTTGTTTTAATCTAAACCCACGTTTAGTATCTTCTCTGATTAAGTCTCTATACTCATCATATTGATCTTCACTAAAGTGGAATACGTTATCATAAATCCAATCTGTTGGTAGTAGTTTTTGATCTAACATTTGTTGTGCTAGTTCAGTTTTGGATTTTAATAGTTCGATTTTTTCTTGATCGTATATAATAGATGGTGTAGTCATACCTAACGTAAAGTTAGTTAACCCTTCATCTCTATATCCTTGTGAATATAAATGAACTAATGCTATTTTATTAAGTTCGGATATTAGGATTCGTTGTACACGATCTATAGTACGAGCAAATCGAATATCCTCAGCTGCTAGTGTTGCTTTACCCTCTAAGTCTTTTTCATAACCTAAAAATGCTTTTGGAACCTTTAATGCTGCAAATAATTTATCTCTTAAATATTCAACATCTTGAATACCATCATATGTCATACCTGGTGTAGTTTCGATACGAGTTGATGTATCATTTCCACGTACAGGAATATAAAAATCCTCTAACATATTTTGCATATTGTACTTTAAGTTATATTGTCCTGTTTTAGGATCAACATAAGGAGTACGTTTTAGAGACGATACTGTTTTTTGCATAAACGCATCTATTTCATTTGGTGGTATAGCGCCGACATTAACGTAAAATGTGCGTTTTTCTGGCGCTCTTACGATTCGATGTACTAACATAGCATCCTCCATTAACGCATATTGTTTATATAGTTTACGCGCTGGTTCTATGTAAGAACGACCATAAGGTAAATAATTAACATCCGATATAAGTCTAAAATGCGCCATTTCATAGTTATCAAATCTAATAACGTTAGGAGAAGGTGTTTGGGATGGACCACTATAGTAACCTGAATCACCACCAGTAAAACCATCTGGGTTAAACTCAAATACTACTTCACTTGGGTTTTCCATATTAAATCCTTCTTTACGTGCTATCTGAAATGCAGTATAGGGTCTAACGTTGTATACACCAAACTTTTCTGATATTTCTAGTTTGAGGAAGAAATCACCATACTTACACATTTGACGAACCCAACTCCACATATTAAACTCAATGTTTAGTATATCGTAGAATAGGTTATAAAGTATTTTTTGAATATCTTCGTTAGATGAACGTATTTGTAATACTTCACCCATATCGTTTTTAAGTGTTGATTCATCCGCTATGATATCTAACGCTGAAGCTATAATAGCATCTTGATCCATTAAATCATATTCAGAATATAGTTGAGTACGTAAATATTGGTAGTTCATATTGAACTGAGCCCCATATAGTGATGTTGGGTTACCAGCGTATAATCTACCGTATCTATCAACTAGTGAGTTAGTTTCAAACTCGCCTGATGTTTGGATAGTGTTAGTATCAATCGTTGTTATTTGATCTCCACCTGTATTGCGAATAATCACATCAGTTGAAAATAATCTTTTTAGTCTTGGAAATAATCCTTTATCTGCCATCGTTGTTTATTGTTATAAATATTATAAAAGCCAGCCTATATCTTCTTGACCGCCTATTCCGTTATCTAGTTTATAGGGGTTTTCGTTATTTTGATTAACTGAGTTAAAACCACCTTGATATGCCACATTATTTACTCCTATATTTGATATTGATGCTTTAGTTATATCTAAACCCCGTTGTTTAAACTTTAAGGCTGTGTCTCTAATATACATCGCCATACCAAACGCCATTATTAAATCATCGTTGTATCCAGATTGTGATTCAGCTTTACCATTCATCCAAATAAAAACTTTCATTTCTTCAACTAATCGTTTTGATTGTATTGTAACACTTCTATCGGTTACATATTCAATAAACTTTTGAACTACGATTGGTCTTGTTTTGGTTGACATTGTAAAACCAGCTGTCATCCTGCTATTATCAACATATGAGTTAAAATACGAATCTACACTGGCTTCTCCACGCTGTGTGTAGTAAAGGTTTGCATAGTTTCGTTCTATTACTTGTTGTATAGTAGCCCAACCAATAGATGCGTTCTCTATTACTAATAAAGAGTTGTTATATTCGGTAGCTAACCCAACTAAAAAGTTACCAAAATCCTTAGTTGATAACTGACCTCTATATTCTGCTACTTGAGTGTTAGTTTCAACCTCCATAACGTGAGCAGTAGAAAAATCTCTTCCATCTCCTCGAGCTACATCGGCTGTTATGATATAATCTTTAGTATAATCTGCATATTCCCAAATCCATAAGTTTTCATCCGTACCTCGTTTTTCAACTGGATCTTTAACCGTTGTTTTGTATATGTAATCTATATACTCACCATAAAAAACTGTATTACCAGATGATGAGAAATCACAATCACATTCTTGTGCTGCTAATCTAGGATCACCTAATAATGTGTCTTGTTTGTCCCTCCATTCTTGAGTACGTTCAGGATGGAGATTCCAAGGTAGTTTAATAGGTAAAAAATCGTTTTGGGCTGATTCAGCTTTAACCCACATTTGGTGAAACCAGTTACCAGTACCATTTGGTGTAGATAATACAATAGCACCACCTCCTGTGGCTAATGTCTGTTGTGCAGAAGCCCATGTTTCAGCTACGTTTTCAACAAAAGCAGCTTCATCAATAATCAGTAAAGAAACGGCTTCTGATCTAGCTGCATCGGGTGATGAAGATTTAGCTAATATCCTTGATGAGTTTGATAACTTAAGTGATAGTTTATTATTCTCTACTGTTGGTACTTTTAACCAACTAGGTAGATTTTCATACATAAACTGTACTTTCTGTACTAAGTTTCTAGCTGTTGCTTGTGTGGTAGCTAAAGCCATCACGGTTTTATTTTCGTGAAATGTCATTAACCATAAAGCATAACCTGCAGATAGAGTTGATATACCTAACTGTCTTGATTTTAGTATAATAGAATATGGGTTGTTATCTATTAACTTTAATGCTTTTTCTTGAAACGGATAAAGATTAAATAATATCTTACCTCGTTGTGGGTGAGATATGTAGCAGTATTTCTTAAAAAAATGTACTGGGTCGTTAGCACACTTAATATACTCTACTTTTATTATTTCGTTTATACTTAGTTGACTCATATTATTATAATACAATTAAAACTAAGGCACCTACTAAAACTGTAGTTCCACCTAGTTGAAATAGTTTAGTTTTAGCTTTTTGTTTTTTAAGGTCAAGATTTAACTTTTTAGATAATTTAGAAGATGTAAATAGTTGTTCATCTCTAGTTGATATCATATCTGAGTAGTTTTGAATCATATCTATTTGTTTAGATATAATACTATCTTTTAAGGATACCTTACTATTTAAAATATTAATTTGTTGTTTAGTTAAGAATAACTCTTTTTGAGATTTATCACCTAGTATTAAGTCTTTAACGATTAATCTAGCTATATTATTTGATAATTTTATTTTGGTATCTTGAGAGTATCCAAAGCTCGAGCTCAGAATCATTAAGATTAGTAATGGTTTGTAGATATACTTCATATGACCTTATTATTGATTTACGTTTATCCTCTAAATCTATCACTTGAATATTTAGTGAATCTGTTTTTCTTTTTAACGCTAAAATTTCTATACCTAAATCTATATTTTTTATATTTAAGTTGTTTACTTTTAACTCTAATGAATCAATATGAGACTCATACTGTTGTGTATAAGCCTCATCTTGTATAAAAAATTCGTAATAGTTGAAACATACGGATATGATCAACAATACTAATAGTGTATATTTGTTAAATAATATCACTTTCTAAAGTTTTGATTTCGGCTTCAGTTTCTTTCTTTAAAGCAGTTTTAACTTTAAGTTGTTCTTTAAACTTATTTTTATCTTCTCCCTCAGCTTTTTTATATTTGTTAAGGATGGTTTTCATATCGGCTTCGATTTCTTTTTTAGCTTTGACCTTAGCGTCTAAACGTTTAGTTTTTGAAGCGTTTTTACGAGCACCTTTTGATGCTTCTTTATCACCTTCTTCATCACTATCCTCAGCTTCAGATAAACTTTTTATAGTTTTTTCTAACATCTTATCGATTTTCTCGGCTTGACCCTTATGAAGTTCAGATGCTTTTTTTAATTCAGCTGATATTTGTTTTAGTTTGGCGTTGTCTGAATCATCACCATCTACCTCTGCTATATTAACTACATCGTCTGGTCCTGCTGCTTTTTTAGCTGCTGCTATTGCCGATGGGTCACTTTTGTCTGCTTGTAAAGTTGCTTCATCTAGTGTTGATACTATTTGCTCTTTTACGTATTGTTTAAGATCTGAACGCTTCATTTATTATGGGTTTAGTTATAAATATTACTAAGCTATGGCTTCTTCGATTTGTTTAATACGTTCCTCTGTTGTACCTCTAATTTCCGTAACATTATTTAATTTATGACCCCAACGTTTTAATAAAGTTATAATACTAAAATCAATAACATCCCTAAAAACTTCATTAGTTTCACGTATCCCATTATCTTCTATATCTAAACCTTGTGGTGAAATATAAAATATATGGTCATAGCTAGATACAAACTCAAGTGCTAGACTTTCAAACTTATCATATTCTACATAATCGATTGATTTAGCTATCTGAGTAAACGCTAATACATCAATAATAGTTCTATCGGTTATAATATTATCTTGTAACAACTCAGCACAACGTTCAGCTAAAAATATAGTTTGACCCTTTAACGTTGAATCAGTGTTTAATGGTATACCTAAATCACTTAAATATTTACTACGTTCAGTAGCAAAGTTATAATCTTTAAACGTTTTATTTTCCTTAAGAGCATTTACTAATGTTGTTTTACCAACACTCATAGTTCCTGTTAATCCTATCTTCATAGTTATTGTTTTAATATGTTATAATATACGAAAAGGGGTTGGATAAACCAACCCCATCCCCATATGTTTTAATTTCTTGCTGATCCTGCGTCCATAAGAATCGCTGGTGTTTTATACCAAGGCAATCCTTCCCATTGTTTTTTCATCTCTTTCCACTCTTCTGCTTCATAACGAATGCCATATAGGTAATATTCGCCTTGTTTTTTATCTCCTTTAGGGAATAATGCTGGTCCATCCCAGTTATGTGGTTTATTACCCCAACATATAGCTATTGTACCATCTACTTCATTAACTAGTTTACGTGTTTTTGGGTATTCAGTTTCATCAACTTCAACCTCATAGTTATCTTCAAATTCGGTTAAATGTTTTTTAAACTTACGCATAGCGTTTATTAACGGCATATCATCATTTCTTTCGAAATATTGTAATAACTCGTTTTCGTAATGTTTTTGTCTTTGTTCAATTGTCATAACTTATTTTTTTAAAAGTGATTCTACTACATAAATGCCTTGCGCACCTGATACTGTTATACCTCTAGCAGATAAAGCATCTCCTACAAAGTGTACGTTATTATATTTAGTTAACGATAAATCGTTATATTCTACTAATGGTTCTGGTGATAGGTATTTTACCTCTGGAATATACATACCCCAATCATTTTTAAGTGTTGGGAATACTTTTTTCATACCATCAATGAAATCTTCAATATATGTAAAATACCCATCAAATGTCTCCACAACATCTTTATAACCTGCTACATCGATTTGTGTAGCGGAAACTTCAATACCCTCTGATGTTTGGGATGGTTCTCTAGTTGGTGAATAATATAAACCTGTGTTATCAGATGATTGTAGTGATTTAACTACGTTTCTTGACCAATCAAATG